CACCGTAAGAGCTGGAAAAACCGTGCAGAAGTGGAACTGGCCACACTCACGTGGGTGGACTGGTATAACAATCGACGATTGCTGGAAAGGCTGGGCCATACTCCTCCGGCAGAAGCAGAAAAAGCTTATTATGCTTCCATCGGAAACGATGATCTGGCAGCCTGAGTTCACAGATAAAACACTCTCCAGGAAACCCGGGGCGGTTCAACGTTACATGGCGTAGCCGACAATTTCGCACGTATAAACATCTTTGATGCCAGCGAGGTACAACCATCCCTCCTGTGTGGCAACATACGTCAGGTCCGCCACCCAGACCTGATTTGGTGCTGTAGGAGCGAACGTCTGGTTCAGCAGATTTGGCGCAACTGGCAGATTGTGGTTCGGGTTCGTAGTCGCTCTGAACTTGCGTTTCTGCTTACAGCGTAGCCTCAGCTCCTTACGAAGACGTGCCAGTCGGTCACGACCAACGATGATGCCATTCTCTGCCAGCTCCGTCTGGAGCCGCCGGGTTCCATATGTTTCGCGAGTGCGGATATGTGCCACCTTAACCTCCAGTTTTAGCCGCTCATCACTTTGTTTTCTGTCTGAGGGTTCATGCTGTACCCAGTTGTAATAACCGCTCCTGGATACACCAAATACCTGACACATCGCTTCAATGGGAAATTGTTGTCGCCATTGTTCGATTAACGCGTATTTTTCAGCGACTCCTGTGCAAAATACGCTGTTGCTTTTTTTAATATATCTCGCTCAAGGCGAGCTTCATTTAACGCCTTACGCAGTTGCAGAATTTCAGATTCCAGTTCAGCCACCGTGCGGGAACCAGGAGTACCGAGCCCTTTTCTGGCGGCGGTAACCCATTGTCCTAAAGTGCCTTCAGGAAGGGATAATCGGGAAGCGCCTTCACTGATCGAAAGTTGATTTTCAAGAACCGTTCTGACAGCTTCGGCTTTGAACTCTTTAGAGTAACGTTGGGTTTTTCTGCTCATTATTAGCTCCTTCTGATGCCATTCTATTTCAGGAAGGAGTGTCCGTTAAACTCAGGCTACCTCATATCGCTACATCCTCGAGGAGGCCAAAGCGGCGAACAAAATCAGCCCGGTCAGTGAGTCACCCATCGACCCCTTCGGGGCGACCGGGTTGTCACATGACCTTGCTGATGAAGACCTGAACCCCATCACTATCATTCAGAACTACACCAACATGTCCGACCCGATGAAAGAGCTGGAAGCGGCAATTGAATCGGGGCGCTTTCATCATGATGGCAATCCCATCATGACCTGGTGTATCGGCAACGTGGTCGGCAAAACCATTCCGGGTAACGATGATGTGGTGAAGCCCGTCAAAGAGCAGGCGGAAAACAAAATCGATGGTGCAGTTGCGCTGATTATGGCGGTTGGCAGAGCCATGCTGTACGAGAAAGAAGACACGTTGTCTGACTACATTGAGTCCTATGGGATCCGCTCGCTTTAACTGAGGTAATTATGATCATGCTGATTCTCGCGCCTCTGGTGGGCGTGCTGGGGGCGCTTTTGCTGGCGTATGGTGCCTGGCTGATTTATCCCCCGGCGGGGTTTGTTGTTGCCGGGGCGTTGTGCCTGTTCTGGTCGTGGCTGGTGGTGCGATATCTCGACCGTACACAGCTGTCTGTTGGTGGAGGTAAATAGTGTTCTTTTCGGGATTATTTCAACGAAAAAGTGACGCACCGGTGACCACGCCAGCAGAGCTGGCGGATGCCATCGGGTTGTCCTACGACACCTATACCGGAAAGCAGATCAGCAGTCAGCGAGCCATGCGACTGACGGCGGTTTTTTCCTGCGTCAGAGTGCTGGCAGAGTCGGTCGGGATGTTGCCCTGCAATCTGTATCACCTGAACGGCAGCCTGAAGCAGAGAGCCACCGGCGAACGTCTGCATAAACTGATCTCCACGCATCCCAATAGCTATATGACGCCGCAGGAGTTATGGGAGCTGGTGGTCACCTGTCTGTGTCTGAGGGGAAATTTTTACGCCTACAAAGTGAAAGCATTTGGCGAAGTGGCTGAACTGCTGCCCGTCGATCCCGGTTGTGTGGTACCGAAGCTTAACAGTAGCTGGGAACCGGTTTACCAGGTCACATTTCCGGATGGCTCCACGGATGTACTGAGCCAGGAAGATATCTGGCATGTGCGCACGCTGACGCTGGACGGTCTGGTGGGACTGAATCCCATCGCCTATGCCCGCGAGGCAATATCGCTGGCGGCAGCGACCGAAGAGCACGGGGCCAGACTGTTCAGCAATGGCGCGGTGACGTCGGGTGTGTTGCGTACAGAGCAGACGCTGTCGGATCAGGCTTATGAGCGCCTGAAGAAAGATTTTGAGGAGCGTCACACCGGGCTTGGCAATGCTCACCGCCCGATGATCCTTGAGATGGGGCGGGACTGGAAGTCGATGGCGTTGAACGCAGAGGACAGCCAGTTCCTGGAAACCCGCAAGTTTCAGCTTGAAGAAATCTGTCGTCTGTTCCGGGTGCCATTGCACATGGTGCAGAACACCGATCGCGCCACCTTCAACAATATCGAAGAACTGGGGCTCGGATTTATCAACTATTCACTGGTGCCGTATCTGACCCGCATCGAACAGCGGATCAACACCGGACTGGTACGAAAAAGTAAGCAGGGCGTTTATTACGCCAAATTTAACGCCGGGGCGTTACTGCGCGGGGATATGAAGTCCCGTTTTGAAGCCTACGCCACCGGGATTAACTGGGGAATTTACTCTCCCAATGACTGCCGCGACCTGGAAGATATGAATCCGCGTCCCGGTGGGAATGTCTATCTCACACCGATGAACATGACCACGAAACCCTCCGATGGCAGTAAAGCCGGTAAGCAGAAGGATAACGCCAATGCAGACGAAACAACGTCTTGATGTACCGCTGAGTCTGAAATCTGTCAGTGACTCCGGTGAGTTTGAAGGGTATGGCTCCGTCTTTGGTGTAAAGGACAGCCACGATGATGTGGTGATGTCCGGGGCATTTGCTGCTTCCCTGCGGGCGTGGAGTGACCGAAAAGCGTTACCTGCGCTGCTCTGGCAGCACCGCATGGATGAACCCATCGGTGTTTACACCGAAATGAAGGAAGACGATGTCGGGCTTTACGTCAGGGGGCGGTTGCTCATTGATGATGATCCCCTGGCAAAACGCGCACATGCACACATGAAGGCCGGTTCGTTAACCGGCCTTTCTATTGGGTACGTCCTGAAGGACTGGGAATACGACCGGACGAAAGAAGCCTTTCTGCTGAAAGAAATCGACCTCTGGGAAGTCAGCCTGGTGACGTTCCCGTCTAACGACGAGGCGCGGATCAGCGACGTCAAGAACGCACTGGCCCGCGGGGAAATCCCCGAACAGAAAAAAATCGAAAGAGTCCTGCGTGATGTCGGACTCTCCCGTACCCAGGCCAAAGCATTCATGGCCGGGGGCTATGGCGCACTGTCCCTGCGCGACGCTGAGGATGTGGGCTCTGCACTGGATGCACTGAAAAATCTGAACTTCTAATCAGGAGAAATACGATGGCGGTTGATATTAAAGATGTCGAACAGGTCGCGCAGGAGCTGCAGCAGAAGTTTGACGACTTCAAAGCAAAGAACGACAAGCGCGTGGATGCGATTGAGCAGGAAAAAGGCAAACTTGCCGGGCAGGTGGAAACCCTGAACGGGAAACTCAGCGAGCTGGAAAACCTCAAAAGCGATCTTGAAAAAGAGCTGCTTGAGCTGAAACGTCCGGCAGGTGGTGCGCAAAATAAACTGGCCACCGAGCATAAAGAAGCGTTTGTGGGCTTCCTGCGTAAAGGCCGTGAAGATGGTCTGCGCGATCTGGAGCGCAAGGCATTACAGGTGGGCACCGATGAAGACGGTGGCTACGCCGTGCCGGAAGCGCTGGATCGCAACATTCTGACCCTGCTGAAAGATGAAGTGGTGATGCGCCAGGAAGCCACGGTGATCACCGTTGGCGGTTCCGACTACAAAAAACTGGTGAATCTGGGCGGCACGGCTTCCGGATGGGTTGGCGAGACTGACGCGCGTTCCCAGACTGCCACCTCAAAACTGGGGCTGATTGAACCTTTCATGGGGGAAATCTACGGTAACCCGCAGGCCACCCAGAAAATGCTGGATGATGCCTTTTTCAACGTGGAGGCCTGGATCAACAGCGAGCTGGCAACCGAATTTGCCGAACAGGAAGAAATAGCCTTTACCACCGGCGATGGTACCAAGAAGCCGAAAGGGTTCCTGGCGTATGAATCCACGGATGAAACCGACAAGGTCCGGGCGTTCGGCAAACTTCAGCATATTGTATCCGGCGACGCGACTGCGGTGACCGCAGACGCCATTATCAAACTGATTTACACGCTGCGAAAGGCACACCGCACTGGCGCGAAGTTCATGATGAACAACAACAGCCTGTTTGCCATCCGTCTGCTGAAAGACACCGAGGGTAACTATCTGTGGCGTCCGGGGCTGGAACTGGGGCAGCCGTCCTCTCTGGCGGGTTACGGTATCGCTGAAAACGAACAGATGCCGGATATCGCCGCTGATGCGAAAGCCATTGCATTTGGTAACTTCAAACGGGGTTACACCATCGTTGACCGTATCGGCACCCGCATTCTGCGTGATCCGTACACCAATAAACCGTTTGTCGGTTTTTATACCACCAAGCGCACCGGCGGGATGCTGGTCGATTCGCAGGCCATCAAACTGCTGAAGATTGCAGCGGCGTAATCATTCAGGGGCGCGGAACCGCGCCCCCTGTTCTGACGGGTGAAGAATCATGATCCTGAAACAAGATCTGAAATGGTCACCGGACGGTATGCGTGTTGAGGTCATTCGGGCCGGTGAGTATGACGACGGGGCGCTTCCTGCCCGGGTGCAGGAGATTGCACTTCAGGCCGGGTTAGCAGAGCGCGGAATCAGTGCAAAAAGCAGTAAAGCGGCAAAAGAGAAAAAAGCCACGACCAGTAAAGAGGGCTGAGTATGCTTCTGACAATGGAAGAGATTAAAGCCCAACTCCGGCTGGATGAGGATTTCGATGTTGATGACCGCCATCTGCAACTGCTGGCCTGTGCGGCGCAAAAGCGGACGGAAACGTATCTGAACCGGAAGCTCTATGCACCGGATGAAACCATTCCGGACAGCGACCCGGACGGGCTACACCTGCCGGATGATATTCGTCTGGGGATGCTGATGCTTATCAGCCATTTTTACGAAAACCGCTCGTCGGTTACGGAAGTGGAGAAACTCGACATGCCGCAGAGTTTTGGCTGGCTTGTTGGCCCGTACAGGTACTTTCCGCAATGAAAATTCGTCAGGCGCAGACCAGCGCAACCTACATTCTGCCGGACCCCGGCGAACTGAATAAACGCGTCCTGATCCGCCAGCGGGTGGATATGCCCGCGGATAACTTTGGCGTGGAGCCTCAATATCCGGTTACGTTCCGGACATGGGCGAAGGTTATCCAGACCAGTGCCACCACCTGGCAGGAAACCGCGCAGACCGGGGACGCCATCACCCATTACATCACCATTCGTTACCGCAGGGGGATCACCGCTGATTATGAGGTGGTCTGCGGTGACAGTGTGTACCGGGTGAAACGTCAGCGCGATCTGAACGGGGCGCGGCGCTTTCTGCTGCTGGAGTGTACGGAGCTGGGCGAATTTACGCAGAGTCACGGAGGCAGCAATGGCGACTTCCTTTTTGCACGTTGATTTTCAGCAGCCCGCGGAGATGCGCTTTAACCGCGCCCGTGTCCGGCGGGCGTTTGTCACGATTGGTCAGCGTCATATGCGTGATGCCCGTCGGCTGGTGATGCGCCGTGCGCGGTCGGCACCGGGTGAAAACCCCGGTTATCAGACCGGACGCCTGGCTCGTTCGATTGGTTACATGGTACCCAGAGCCAGTAAACATCGCCCTGGTTTTATGGCACGTATAGCCCCTAACCAGCGTAATGGAGAGGGAAACCGCCGTATCACCGGTGATTTTTATCCGGCTTTTTTGTTCTATGGCGTGAGGCGAGGGGCAAAGCGTCGTCGCAGCCATCATCGTGGTGCATCCGGTGGCAGCGGCTGGCGACTGGCTCCACGTAATAACTTCATGGTGGAAACGCTTGAAAAGAACCGCAGCTGGACACGCTATTTTCTGGCGCGGGAATTGCGTAAATCACTGAAGCCGGAGCGACGACACAGATGAAACTGACGCCTGTTATTGCTGCACTGCGTGCCCGCTGTCCGTATTTTGAAAACCGGGTTGCAGGCGCGGCCCAGTTCAAAAATCTGCCGGAGGTCGGAAAGCTGAAACTCCCGGCGGCATATGTTGTACCGGGTGATGATTCTCCGGGAGAAAACAAAAGCCAGACCGACTACTGGCAGGAGCTGAAAGAGGGTTTCTCCGTGGTTGTCATACTGAGTAACGGGCGTGATGAGCGCGGTCAGTTTGCCTCGTATGATGTGGTGGACGATGTCCGGCAGATGCTCTTTAAGGCTCTGCTGGGCTGGAACCCGGAGGCGTGCGGTAACCCGATTACCTATGACGGCGGCACGCTGCTGGATCTGAATCGTCATGAGCTGATTTATCAGTTCGATTTTTCGGTCATCAGCGAGCTGACTGAAGACGATACCCGCCAGCAGGATGATCTGAACAGTCTGGATGAACTGCAAACGCTGGCGATTGATGTTGATTATCTCGAGCCCGGTAACGGGCCTGACGGCGATATAGAACATCACACCGAAATAACCCTTCCTTCCTGAGGATCCTCATGTTTGTCAAACCTGTTAAAGGGCGGTCAGTGCCTGACCCTGCCCGCGGCGACCTTTTGCCCGCCGAAGGGCGAAATGTTGATGAGAACAACTACTGGCTGCGCCGTGAAGCAGCGGGTGATATCCGGCGCGTGAATAAAAAGGTGAACACCGATGACGATAAGCTTTAACACCATTCCGTCGAATACGCTGGTTCCGCTGTTTTATGCGGAAATGGATAACCAGGCTGCGAATACTGCACAGGACAGCGGAGCATCGCTGCTGATTGGTCATGCCAATAACGGTGCAGAGATTGTTGCCAACAGTCTGGTGCTGATGCCGTCGGCAGACTATGCACGCCAGATTTGTGGTGCGGGAAGTCAGCTGGCGCGTATGGTCGAGGCTTATCGCCAGACCGACCCGTTTGGTGAGCTGTATGTGATTGCCGTTCCGGAAGCCACAGGCGCGGCGGCAACGGTTACGCTGACGGTGACCGGGGAAGCAACCGAAAGCGGCACGGTGAATGTCTATGTGGGACGTACCCGCGTGCAGGCTCCGGTGACCAACGGCGATAACGTCACGACGATTGCCAGCAGTATCAAAGATGCCATCAATGCCGTTCCGACTCTGCCGTTTACAGCTTCATCTTCGGCTGGTGTTGTCACGCTGACCGCGCGTCATAAGGGGCTTTGCGGGAATGAAATTCCTGTCAGCCTCAATTACTACGGCTTCGGTGGGGGCGAAGTGCTGCCAGCGGGCGTACAGATTGCCGTGGCGACGGGGACCGCCGGAACGGGCGCTCCGGTTCTCACCGGCGCGGTGGCTGCAATGGCGGATGAGCCGTTTGATTATATCGGTCTGCCGTTCAACGACACGGCCTCCGTTAACACGCTGGTGACCGAGATGAACGATACCAGCGGTCGCTGGAGCTATGCGCGTCAGCTGTATGGTCATGTGTATACGGCAAAGACCGGCACACTGTCAGAACTGGTGAACGCAGGTGACCAGTTTAACCAGCAGCACATCACCCTGGCGGGGTACGAAAAAGAGACCCAGACGCCTGCCGACGAGCTGGCGGCAAGCCGTACCGCCCGCGCAGCGGTGTTTATCCGCAACGATCCGGCACGTCCCACGCAGACCGGTGAGCTGGTGGGTATGCTGCCTGCGCCGAAGGGGAAACGGTTCACGATGACCGAGCAGCAGACCCTGCTGTCTCATGGCGTGGCAACGGCGTATGTCGAAAGCGGGGTGCTGCGCATTCAGCGTGATGTCACCACGTACAGGAAAAATGCTTACGGGGTTGCGGATAACAGTTACCTCGACAGTGAGACGCTGCATACCAGCGCGTATGTACTGCGCAAACTGAAATCCGTCATTACCAGTAAGTACGGGCGTCACAAGCTTGCCAGTGACGGTACCCGCTTTGGTCCCGGTCAGGCGATTGTCACCCCGGCGGTGATCAAAGGGGAACTGCTGGCAACCTACCGTCAGCTTGAGCGTGCGGGGATCGTGGAAAACTACGAACTGTTTAAGCAGTACCTGGTTGTGGAGCGTGATGCCAGCGATCCGAACCGCCTTAACACGCTGTTCCCGCCTGACTATGTTAACCAGCTGCGTGTCTTTGCCGTGGTTAATCAGTTCCGTCTTCAGTATTCAGAGGAGTCTGCATAATGGCCCGTATCGGGGGAACCTGTTATTTCAAAATTGACGGTCAGCAGCTATCGCTGACCGGCGGCATTGAGGTGCCCATGAACAGGACGGTCAATGATGACATCATCGGCCTGGACGGTTCAGTGGACCGCAAGGAAACTCACCGTGCGCCTTATGTCAAAGGGACCTTCAAGGTGCCGAAGAATTTTCCGGTGAACAAAATCACCTCGTCTGATGAGATGACAATCACTGCCGAGTTGGCGAACGGTCAGGTCTATGTACTGTCGTCTGCCTGGCTGCACGGCGAAGCGAACCATAATGCCGAAGAAGGCACGGTTGATCTTGAGTTCCACGGTGAAGAAGGGGATTACCAGTAATGAAAGAGCTTGAGTTAAAGAAACCGATTACTGCTCATGGCGAGACACTCTCCGTACTGGAGTTTGATGAGCCCACCGGGAAGGATGTCCGCGAGCTGGGGTATCCCTACCAGATGAATCAGGATGAGTCAGTCAGACTTCTGGCGCATGTGGTGTCGAAATACATTGTGCGGCTGGCGAAAGTGCCGCAAAGCTCTGTCGACCAGATGTCTCCGGCAGACCTGAATGCAGCGGCGTGGCTTGTGGCTGGTTTTTTCCTCCAGGCCTGACGGCTGAATACCTCACTGATCGCTTCTTTGACTGCGCCAGCTACTGGCGCATTAATCCTTTCGAATTGCTGAATATGCCGATCAGTGAAATTCCCTTACTGGTCAGTCAGGCAAACAGGATAGAGCAGGAGAAACGCACACATGGCTGAATTTGAGCTTAAGGCGTTGATCACCGGTGTCGACAGGCTTTCTCCCGCGCTGTCGAAAATGCAAAAGAAAATCCGGGGATTTAAACGCCAGGCGGAAGAAGCGTCACAGGGTGGGCTGGCGCTTGGTGGCGGACTGGCTGCGGGTCTGACGCTTTCCCTGAAATCTTATGCCGATCAGGAAAACGCCGCCACCGGGCTGAAAGTCGCCATGATGGATGCGAACGGCGAGGTTGGAAAGAGCTTTCAGGACATCAATAAACTGGCTATTGGCCTGGGTAACCAGCTACCCGGTACAACGGCTGATTTCCAGAACATGATGCAGATGCTGGTGCGTCAGGGGATCCAGGCAGAAAACATTCTTGGCGGTGTGGGTAAAGCGACAGCTTATCTTGCGGTACAACTGAAAAAAACACCGGAAGCGGCTGCTGAGTTTGCTGCAAAGATGCAGGATGCTACCGGAACGGCGTCAGAAGACATGATGGGGCTGTTCGACACTATCCAGAAGGCGTTTTATCTGGGCGTTGACGATACCAACATGTTGTCCTTCTTCACTAAAACCAGTTCTGTTCTGAAGATGGTGAACAAGGACGGTCTTCAGGCTGCACAGAGCCTTGCCCCCATCAGCGTCATGATGGATCAGATGGGGATGAACGGGGAGTCGGCAGGTAATGCCCTGCGAAAAGTTATCCAGTCCGGATTAAGCGTTAAGAAAATCAGGGACGTCAATAAAGTTATGGCCCGCCAGAAACTCGGGGTACAGCTCGATTTTACTGACGGCAAAGGGAGTTTTGGCGGTCTTGATAACATGTTTAAACAACTGGCAAAGCTGCGAAAACTGACCGACGTTAAGCGAACAGGTGTACTTAAGGCAATATTTGGTGATGATGCCGAAACCCTTCAGGTGGTAAATGCTCTGATCGATAAAGGAAAGGATGGTTACGATCAGATCCAGCAGAAGATGAATAAACAGGCCAGTCTGAATAAACGTGTTCAGGCCCAGCTTGGTACGCTGTCCAACCTGTGGGAGGCAATGACGGGGACCGCAACTAACGGCCTTGCGGCTATTGGCGGCGCATTTTCTGGTGACGCCAAAAATATCACGCAATGGCTGGGGGAGTTAGGGGAAAAATTCACGAAGTTTGCGGATGAAAATCCCCGGGTTATTCGCGGTGTCGTCGGGCTTGCTGCCGGTCTTGCGATTCTGAAACTGGGATTGATGGGCGTGGGCAGTGCCATCAGTATCGTCAGCAGGATCATGTCGATGACGCCGATTGGCATGATTGCGACGGCGATTGCCCTGGCTGCGGGATTAATTATCACTAACTGGGATGTTGTCGGACCTTATTTTAAGAAACTCTGGGAAACCATTAGTCCTTATTTTGAGGCTGGCTGGGAACTTCTGAAGAAGGTTTTTGCCTGGTCGCCGCTGGGGATGGTGATCAATAACTGGGGACCGGTTGTTAAGTGGTTTCAGGATATGTGGGATAAGCTGAAGCCGATTATTGAATGGTTTACCGATAGTTCCGGTGACACGGTCGATGCCATTAACTCGGCGCAGTGGGGCGCGGGTGCTTATGATGCTTATGGGACGGGAATACCGGCACGGGGATACACACCTTATCAGGCGGTAGATCCGGCTCAGTCAAACAACGCCTCCGATGCCACAGGCCCGAATCCCTTCATGATTAACAAAGCTTCTGCGCCAAAAGTTGATGGTGAGATCAAGGTCTCTTTTGTGAATTCGCCTCCGGGTATGCGGGTTATGGAAACGCGATCCAGCGGTTTTGATGTCAGCCATGATGTTGGCTATACGCGCTTTGGCAGGTAATGAAAAATTAATCTGTTAATGAGTCCCACTCCGGTGGGATTTTTTATGTACGGAGTTTATATGACGTGGAAAGACAGACTTCAGGACGCGTCATTTCGCGGTGTGCCGTTTAAGGTTGAAGAAGAAAGTGCGGGAACCGGTCGCCGTGTGGAAACGCACGAATACCCGAACCGCGACAAACCCTATACCGAAGACCTGGGGAAAATCACTTTTCGCCCGTCCATCACAGCTTATGTGGTGGGAGATGACTGCTTTGACCAGCGCGATCGCCTGATTGACGCGCTGAATAAACCCGGTCCTGGCACGCTTGTCCATCCGACTTATGGTGAGCTGAAAGTCTGTGTTGACGGGGAAGTTCGGGTCAGCACATCGAAGAGTGAAGGGCGTATTGTCCGCTTTGACCTGAAGTTTGTCGAAGCGGGAGAACTCTCTTACCCCACTTCAGGTGCGGCGACGGCGCAGACGCTGATGTCATCCTGTTCTGCACTGGATGACTGCATCAGTGATAGCTTCAGTGGTTTCAGTATCGATGGCGTGGCAGATTTTGTGCAGAACGACGTCGTCGGTAATGCCAGCACAATGCTTGGGTATGTTTCTGATGCGATGAAAGTGGTGGATTCTGCCGTATCGGATGCCGCCAGGCTGTTGCAGGGGGATATCTCGGTACTTCTGCCGCCGCCATCGTCAGGCAAAAATTTCGTTGAGCAGGTGCAGAAAATGTGGCGTACCGGGAAACGCCTTTATGGTAACGCCAGCGACCTGGTCACCATGATCAAAACGCTTTCCGGTGTCAGCCTCGGCAGCGATCTGCAACCGCGCGGCGTCTGGAAAACGGACAGTAAAACCACCGCCACGGCGACGCAGCAGCGTAACATGGTTGCCAGCACCCTTCGTACGACCGCAATCAGCGAAGCGGCGTATGCCGTCACCCGATTGCCTGCGCCAACAACTTCCGCGGTGATGCAGAATGCCGCAGTGGGGCAGGCAACAACACCCGCGCAGAGCACTGGCTGGCCTTCCGTCACGCATCCGGCACTGAACAATGCACCGGCGGTGAAAAACACGGTTGACCTGCCGACGTGGGAAGAACTGACTGACATTCGCGACACACTGAATACGGCAATTGATAAGGAGTTGTCCCGTACAACCAGCGATGCGCTGTTTCTGGCGCTGCGCCGGGTGAAAGCAGATCTGAATGCGGATATCAACACGCGCCTTGAACAGTCTGCACGGATCATTCAGCGCACACCGGATGAGGTTTTACCCGCGCTGGTGCTGGCGGCGACCTGGTTTGATAACGCGGCGCGTGACGCGGACATTATCCGGCGTAATGCCATTACGCATCCCGGCTTTGTGCCGGTGATCCCTCTGAAGGTGCCAGTGCAATGAACGACAATGTCACGCTACGGGTAAATGGCCGGGAGTGGAATGGCTGGACATCGGTGCGCATCGGTGTCGGTATTGAACGGCTGGCGCGGGATTTCAGTGTGGAGATCACCCGCCAGTGGCCGGGAGATGAGGGTATTACCACGCTTCAGCCGCGCATTAAAAACGGTTCAAAAGTGGAGGTGCTGATTGGTGATGAGCTGGTGATCACCGGCTGGGTGGAGGCGACGCCCGTTCGTTACGATGCCCGTTCGGTCAGCACCGGTATTGCCGGACGCAGTCTGACCGCTGACCTGATTGACTGTGCAGCCGAACCGACACAGTTTAACGGACGATCGCTGGTACAGATTGCGCAGGCGCTTGCTGCGCCTTTCGGCATTGAGGTGGTGAACAGCGGTGCGCCGTCGGGTGTTATTCCTGATGTTCAGCCTGATCACGGTGAAACGGTGATTGAGGTAATCAACAAAATACTCGGTCAGCAGCAGGCACTGGCTTACGACGACCCGCACGGCAGGCTGGTGATTGGCGGTATTGGCTCAACGCGGGCACATACTGCGCTGGTACTCGGGGAAAACATCCTTTCCTGCGATACGGAGAAGAGTATCCGGGAGCGATTTTCTGTTTACCAGGTGGCGGGGCAGCGTGCCGGAAACGACGATGATTTCGGTGAGGCCACCACCACCGCGCTGCGGGCCCGCACAGAGGACGCATTTATTGACCGTTACCGTCCGATGTATATCAGGCAGACAGGGCAGGCTACGGGGGCAGGCTGTATTGCGCGTGCTGACTTTGAAGCCCGGCAACGGGCGGCGCGGACGGATGAAACCACCTATGTGGTGCAGGGCTGGCGACAGGGTAACGGTACGCTGTGGCAGCCCAACCAGCGGGTGATTGTCTTTGATCCGGTCTGTGGTTTCGACAATACCGAACTGCTTGTTTCGGAAGTCACGTTTACTCAGGACCAGAACGGCACCCTGACGGAAATCCGTGTCGGCCCGCCTGATGCTTATCTGCCTGAACCCGAAGCCCCCGGCGCGCGGAAAAAGAAAAAAGCCAGAGTACAGGAGGACCCGTTCTGATGAGGACGATTGAAGCCATGCAGCGACAACTCCTCGGCCTGATTGGGCGGGCAGTGGTGAAAAGCATCAGTGCCGCCACGAAATGTCAGACCGTGGATGTGTCCCTGATTGCCGGTGAACCCAAAGCCGGGATTGAACATCTTGAACCCTACGGTTTTACCGCAAGGGCAAACAGCGGTGCGGAAGCGGTGGTGTTGTTTCCGGATGGCGACCGTTCTCATGCGGTGGTTGTTACGGTGTCGGACCGGCGCTACCGCCTGAAAGGGCTGCAGACGGGTGAGGTGGCTGTCTATGACGATCGGGGGCAGTCTGTGACGCTGACCCGGGAGGGGATCGTGGTGGACGGTGCAGGTAAAACGATCACGTTTCGCAATGCGCCCAGAGCACGTTTTGAAATGGACCTGGAAGTGACCGGACAGGTGAAAGACCTGTGCGACTCCGGCGGTACCACCATGTCAGCGATGCGGCTTGCCTATAACGGGCATCGTCACAGAGAGAACGGTCAGGGCAGTAACACCGACAAACCTGATAAAGCGATGGAGGCATGATGGAACTGTGGCTGACGGTGAACGGTAAACGCACCTGCGCCAGCGCACAGCTGGATCCGCTGACCCGCGCCGTGGTGATTTCCCTGTTTACCTGGCGGCGGGCGGAGCCTGATGACAACGCCGATGTCCCGATGGGATGGTGGGGGGATACCTGGCCTGCGGTACAGAATGACCGTTACGGCTCCCGACTGTGGCTGCTTCAGCGCAGCAAACTGACCAATCAGCTGGTGCAGACGGTAAGGGGGTATATCCGCGAATGCCTGCAATGGATGATTGATGACGGCGTGGTGTCCCGTATTGATCTGGATATCCGCCGCACCGGGATTAATGAACTGGGTAACAGTATCACTCTCTGGCGTCGTGACGGACCGGTAATGATTTCTTTTGATGATCTGTGGAGTGCGATAACGCATGGCGGACAGTGAATTTCAGCGCCCGACGCTGGCAGAAAATATCAGTATGCTCCGTAACGATTTATTCGCCAGGCTGGACGTCAGCGACACTCTCCGGCGCATGGATGAAGACGTGCGGGCAAAGGTGTATGCGGCGGCGCTGCATACGGTTTACGGTTACATCGATTATCTGGCAATGAACATGCTGCCTGACCTGTGCGATGAGTCCTGGCTGGCGCGACATGCTGCGATGAAACGGTGTCCGCGCAAGGGGGCCACGGCTGCCAGCGGGTATATGCGCTGGGAAGGTGTCAGCGATGGCCTGAAGGTGACCGCCGGGAGTGTTATTCAGCGCGATGACCTGGTGCAGTACACGACAACTGACGATGCAACCAGCACCGGTGGTGTCCTGCGCGTGCCGATCGCCTGCTCAAGTGCAGGTGCGGTCGGTAACGCTGACGACGGTACGGCATTAATCCTGGTCACGCCGGTGAATGGTCTGCCGTCTTCCGGTGTGGCTGACACCCTTACAGGCGGATTTGATACTGAAGAGCTGGAAACGTGGCGCGCCCGCGTCATTGAGCGGTATTACTGGACGCCTCAGGGCGGGGCTGACGGGGACTATGTCGTCTGGGCTAAAGAAGTGCCCGGCATTACCCGCGCATGGACATACCGTCACTGGATGGGAACGGGAACTGTCGGTGTGATGATTGCCAGCAGTGACCTGATTAATCCCATTCCGGAAGAATCAACGGAAACGGCGGCAAGACAACACATTGAGCCACTGGCCCCGGTGGCAGGCTCTGATTTGTATGTGTTCAGGCCGGTGGCGCATATGGTGGATTTTCATATTCGCGTGACGCCGGACACACCCGAAATACGTGCTGCCATCACCGCCGAGTTGCGTTCGTTCCTGCTGCGTGATGGTTATCCGCAGGGAAAACTGAAGGTATCGCGTATCAGTGAGGCGATTTCCGGTGCGAACGGGGAATACAGCCATCAGTTGCTTGCACCGGCAGACAATATCTCCATTGCGAAAAATGAACTGGCGGTTCTGGGGACGATTTCATGGACGTGACAAACGATGATTACATCCGTCTGTTGTCGGCACTGTTGCCCCCCGGTCCGGCGTGGTCAGCCAGCGATCCGTCGATTGCCGGTGCGGCACCGTCATTAACCCGCGTTCATCAGCGTGCGGATGCCCTGATGCGGGAGCTGGATCCGCGCACCACCACTGAACTGATAAACCGCTGGGAGCGTCTGTGCGGTCTGCCGGATGAATGTATTCCCGCAGGGACACAGACCCTTCGCCAGCGTCAGCAACGGCTGGATGCGAAGGTTAACCTGGCGGGCGGCATCAATGAGAATTTTTATCTTGCACAGCTTGCTGCCCTGGGCAGACCAGACGCTACCATCACGCGATACGACAAAAGCACGTTCACCTGCTCATCGGCCTGTACTGACGCGGTGAATGTGCCGGAATGGCGGTATTACTGGCAGGTCAACATGCCAGCCGCCACAAACACCACCTGGATGACATGTGGCGATCCCTGTGATTCCGCGCTGCGTATCTGGGGCGACACCGTTGTCGAATGTGTGCTTAACAAACTCTGCCCGTCGCATACCTATGTGATTTTTAAATATCCGGAGTAATCCATGCATCGTATAGACACGAAAACCGCGCAGAAGGATAAGTTCGGCGCGGGTAAGAACGGTTTTACCCGTGGTAACCCCCAGACTGGCACGCCTGCCACCGATCTGGATGATGACTACTTTGACATGTTGCAGGAGGAGCTTTGCAGCGTGGTGGAGGCATCCGGTGCCAGCCTGGAGAAGGGGCGGCACGATCAGTTGCTTACCGCACTTCGCGCGCTGCTGTTAAGCCGCAAGAATCCGTTTGGCGATATCAAATCGGATGGCACGGTGAAAACGGCTCTCGAAAACCTTGGTTTGGGAGAAGCAGCTAAAAGGAATGTAGGTACAGGGGCGAATCAGATACCTGATATGAGCCTGTTCGCGTCAATTAATACCGTAACGGCTGCTGCGCAAAAATTTCCGTCTGGATTAATTTTACAGTGTGGTCAGTTGAATGGTGCCCCGAATGTATCTTCAACATACGGGATGAAGTTTCCGATGACGTTCTCAAGAGTCATTGCTGTCGTAGTTACATTAAAAGTTACTGGCGCGTCAGGGCAGCCGACTGTATCGGCGACAAATGTCCATAACACTGGATTTGATATTACAGTGTCGCCCGGTTCAGGATATGGTTCATCTGCTGATGCGTATTACATTGCAATGGGATATTAACGAAATGTCATATTTTTATTCTGCATCGACAAACGGATTTTATTCGACTGAATTTCACGGCACCAATATTCCTGATGATGCAGTGGAAATCTCGGAATCAGAGTGGAAAACACTGATTAATTCGCAGAGTGTAACAAAAATGATTACCTGTGGTGAGAATGGTCACCCTGTCATTGTTGACCGTCCTTCTCCAACACCAGAACAATTAGCCTTAATAAATAATGAAAAGAAATCTGCACTGATAGCAGAGGCAACGAATGTAATAGCGCCGCTTCAGGATGCGGTTGATTTAGATATGGCAACAGATGATGAAACGAAACTGTTACTGGCATGGAAAAAATATCGGGTGCTATTGATGCGTGTTGATATAAAAAATATAGAGTGGCCGAAAAAACCAGAGGAAAATAAATAAGGGGGCGTTATCGGATGAAGAAAGAGGCCGTTAATTATAACTGCAGATGCCCCCCTAAGTTTCGGGGGGGATTTATTGATGCAAAACTTAGATCAATAACATTAAGTAACTACCATTCAACATTAAGGCTGTTTTTTTATTAATGTCATCGTCCATCCTGCAGGGTTGAACTTGAAAGAATACGATTCTCCTGGTGCTAAACTTTCAAATTTTTTAACTTGCTCTTTCCACCCGTAATCTGGGAGTGGGGTAAGATTGAAAAAATATAAACATGAGATTAACGATGTTGTATATAACATCCATGGTAGGAATTTAAAGTGCAAGTGGGAAATATAGTTTAAGAAGTAAACCAATACAGAGTACCATATAATTGTTGGTATGACAGAATATCTTCCTCCGCCATGAATTAATAATGGCCATTGCTCACTTGTAGACGAAAGCATTGGTTTTGCTAGTGAAAACGTTAATGTTAGTATTGCGAAAACTATTGCCGAGCGCATGGGGTAATTGGAAACAATAAATGTAAAAATAGTGATGGAAAGACAAATCATTGTAATTGCAATGCAAATTGAATCATGATTCCATAAAGGTGATAAAAAGTCACCATTAGCCCATAAACCCAGAAAAACCTTTGTTGTTAATATTTTGCAAAGTGTTGCGAAATTTGCTCCAAGAGCCATATCAACTCTGGTCTCAGAGGATGTCATGATAATAGAAATAAATTGAATAAAACAAATAGCAATGAAAACGTATTCGTGAGTGGTTATTTTTTTTGTAGATAAGCGTTTTTGTATAAGTATATTTATCCCTACCATTGGAGCCATGAATACTATAAATGGACCACTTAGTCCACATATGATTATCGCTATATAATCGTGTGCTTTTTGATAATTATTTGTAGGCTTTGGAGCTAACATAACAAGAAGTAAATATAGTGATAAATACCAATGATCATTAGTAACATTGGCGTGCACTTCTGATACTTCCGGCATTATTATAATAAACAAAGCAGTAAATATTCTTGGTGTTATGTTTACGTAACTAAATCTTCCAGAGAGTATGAAAGACACAAGCAATGCCCTAACAATAATTGCGGAGATGTTAAAAATTAAAGGGGCATACATTAAATTAAAATTTAATGATATGGAGGCAATAAGTTTTGATATGGTTTGATAATATCCATTTTGAGGGAATATCATTGATGTGAATATGCCATTATTGTATGCCATAGCATACCATACATGACCATCTTCTGCCCAAAACTGCGGTGTTCTGATTATATCAGGACGGCGCAAATACATCAAAATAACCGCAATGAAAAATACAGCAATTAAGAAAAATAGTTTTTTTACATATGATGTTTTAAGGCTTTTCATTTTTGTTTCTCATTTTTGATGATGTATTTGGGACGATGTTTGCTTTCAATATAGATTCTGCCTATATATTCACCGAGAACACCAATCCCGATCAGCTGCACTCCACCCAAGAAAAGTATTGATACAAGCAGGGAGGGATACCCGCGTACTGGGTTACCAAAGACAAGGGTGTCTATAATCATCCATGCACCATATAAAAATGAAATGCTTGCAACAAACAAGCCTATATAAGTCCATACGCGAAGAGGAAAGGTTGAAAAACTTGTGATACCTTCCAGTGCCAGATTCCATAATTTCCAGCCATTAAATTTTGAGATGCCAGCAACACGCTCTGCGCGTACATATTCAACGACATCCGTCTGACCACCCACCCAGCTCAGTATGCCTTTCATGAAAAGATTGCGCTCAGGCAACAGTTTAATGTTCTCCACAACCTCACGAGACATGAGTCGAAAATCTCCGACATTTTCCTCGATCTTTGGGGTGCTTATTTTGTTGTGTAATTTATAGAACCACTCAGCTGTCTTACGTTTCAGTCGTCCATCAGTTGAGCGGTCTGAACGTTTAGCAAGCACCATGTCAGCACCTGCCTGCCACTTTTCAATAAGATGAGGGATAACCTCAATTGGGTCTTGCAGGTCGACATCAATAGGAATTACAGCATCGCCGCTTGCATGGTCTAACCCTGCAAATAAGGCTGGTTCTTTACCAAAGTTGCGTGTAAATGACAGCGGAACAACTAGCGGGTCTGAAACAGCCAGCGCGTTAATAATTGACTCTGTGGCATCTTTACTTCCGTCATTTATGAATACAATTTCTACTTCATATGGCTTCAACTCTTGGAATTCACGTACCGTTTTATAGAAAACAGGTATCGCTTCTTCTTCATTGAAGACAGGAACGACAAGAGATATTTTCATTTCGCATCCCTAAAGACAATGAACTTTGAATAGACGAAACCGCACACCAGACTGATGGCGGAGAAGGTGATAAGAGTGACTATTGGAGGAAGTGAGCATTTATCAGCTGCCCAACCAACAATCACACTCAATATTCCCATAAATCCCACGTATAACATGTAGCGCATCGCTGTAGTCGATGCTTTGAATGTGAATCTTGCATTCGCGAAGAAGCTAAAGCTCACAGCCACTACGAAACCTGTGAAGTTTGCCAGAGCCTGACTGGTATGTGCGGCATAGATACATACACCAAAAACCACCCAGTGTATAAGTGTGTTCAGCACACCTATAGATGTGTACTTTACAAATAACTTTAACATTTATTTAATCAATGAGCTCTGAAAGGCATGAAGTCTATCATCCAAGTCTCAATTGATCGATACTTGCTATGTCTGATGAGACAAAACTGAGACACATAAGGCCTCACAATGGCTTGCAAGGCTTTACATGTTTTGATGTGGTGGGACGTGTGAGCGCAGTGTTGATGGGATAATCCTTTGAATTACAAGCGGATTCTTATAATTCGTAATGCGAAGGTCGTAGGTTCGACTCCTATTATCGGCACCATTTAAATCAATAAGTTACCTCGCATTTAAGTAAACCACGTTCTCCTCTTGTGCCGTATTTGTGCCATTGCGACTTATAATCGCATCGATTTTGCTTGCGTGCTCGGTGAGATGCCCGGCTGAAAGGTGGGCGTATCTTTGAACCATTTCGAGAGTTTCCCATCCTCCCATCTCTTTAAGTGCAAGAAGAGAGACACCGGACTGAACCAGCCAGCTTGCCCAGGTATGCCTCAGATCATGGAAGCGGAAGTTGCTAATGCCTGCCCGCTTTAACGCTCCCTTCCATGCCTTGTTGCTGTCGGTTCTCATCTTCCTTACCGCTGCTGTTTTTGTTCCGTCGCTTCGGTAGGCAGGTTTGGTGTGGACAAATACCCATCTCTTATGGAGCCCCTGCTGTTTTCTTAATATCTGGCATGCGGTTTCGTTAAGAGGAACTCCGATCGCATTGCCAGCTTTTGTTTCATCAGGGTGCATCCATGCCATTTTCTTATCCAGATCGACCTGTGACCACTCAAGGTCTGTAACGTTGGAACGGCGAAGGCCTGTCGTGATTGCAAACATGACCACAGGGAAGAAGTGAGGAGCAATTTCTGCAAACAGGCGCTTCGATTCCTCCTCTGTAAGCCATCTGATGCGTCCATTCTTAACGCGTGGTGTTGATATTTTGGGTGCCCTGTCAAGCCATCCCCATTCAACAGCCATATTGAGAATGGCGCGAAGTATTGCCAGATGCCTCGTCTTCGTTCCTTTGCTTGCAAGCTTTGGTTTATACTCCGGCACCGGATTGCCAAGTCGCAAACACCTGTCCCGGCTCATCTCCCAGTTCAGGCGATGGCGGCGGTTTTCCATCCCGTCTACCGCCTCCATTATTTTTTCTGTTGTTATGTCAGAGAGAATGGCTTCTCTGAAGTGCAACATCCAGAACGATATAATGCTCTTGTCATCATCAATGGACTTCTTATCCGATTTCTCACGCAGCCACCGTATGCAGGCTTCCTTGAATAGCTTTTTCGGTGATTCCCCGAGATTTTTTACTCTCCACGCTTCTGCTTTCAGACGATCGTGAAGTTCTTGCGCTTGCCTTTTGTCCGATGTTTCAAGAGAGCGTCTAACTCTTGATCCATCTGGCGCGACGAAATCGCAGTGCCACGTGCCACCGCGTAGTTTGATTGACATGCTTTAACCTCCTGCACATCAACCGCATTCACCGCGCTATTGTGTCTCACAGACTTAAGCGCCGCAATGCAGTCTGACTTGCAAATGCGATATGGGCTTTTAGGTTTATCTGGATTTATCTTTGCGGCCTGAAGTCGTCCACTTCGTATCCACTGCGTGATAGTGCCTTTGTCTACCTTCAGATACGACGCTGCCTCTTCACGAGTGAAGATTTCTTCTTCCACCTGGAATCTCCATTTATTGGATTGGTATTATTGCGGTAGGTCTGGATATCATTGAGCAATGAACAGGCCTCATCGAGTATGAGGCTGTGGTTAGTCCTTGCGTAACTCGCTAATTCTTCTGTAAGTCTCTGGTGCTTTGTTTCCGTGTATCTTCATTTCAGACTTCAACAGATCAACGAGGGAATCCCATTCGTTGAGGATGCCTTTGAATGCCGGAACGCGCTTTGCAACCTTGTCGAATGAATCTCTGATTTCTGGGATCTGCTCAACAAGTGCAACGCATCGTCTGAAATCGGCTGCGTCATGGGGAGCGCCGAAGTGATGACCATAGATATTCTTTTTCAGTCCACATGCGATTGAGGCAAGAGTTGCGCTACTGATGCCAACATCGCCAGTCGATTGCCATTTCAAAACCTTCATAGCCAAATCTGACATTTCTTGTCTCCAATAAAAAACCGCCATCAGGCGGCATGGTGTTCTTTCAGTTCCTCAATTCGAATATTGGTTACGTCTGCATGTGCTATCTGCGCCCATATCATCCAGTGGTTATAGCAGTCGTTGATGTCCTCTGCTTCGATAATCCTGTCGAATGGCTCTCCATTCCATTCACCTGTGACTCGGAAGTGCATTTATCATCTCCATAAAACAAAACCCGCCGTAGCGAGTTCAGATAAAAGAAATCCCCGCGAGTGCGAGGATTGTTAGTTGCTATCTGCTGCTTCCTTGGTCATTACCATATCCACCCAATTTCACCAGACATGATTCTCGCAATCACTATTATCACCAAAGTGATAATCACAACTTTAACTGGCGGCATCATTCACCATCCTGCTCCGGCGGTTCTAGCAGCGGCATCCAGTGGGTTACGTCATCCAAGATATTTCCTGATAAATATGTGAAAGCTCTATATTTTTTGTAATCAATTGGACTCATTACCCAGTTCCAATATGCTGCCACTATTTGACCTTGACTAAATGCCAGTAACATTTTGGTGTCTTCCGGCATTCGCTCACTACAGCTTATCCAACCATCCGGAGTTACCGGATAGTTGCGCATTGCGACCTTTAATGCCTCATAGAAGCAACCTTTCAGATTGTTGAACTGACGCCCATTTAGCGGGCCATGTTCAGTCAGCATGTTGTGTAATTTCCATGCCGCGTCGTTTACTTCGTTGGATGACAGGGGAGGCAACTTGTAAGTTTGGCTTACAGGTTCGGCACCATGAAGCATGGCGTCGCTCCGCTCTATGCCATCCAGCGCGATTCGTAGTGCCTGAATTGTGGTAGAGCTATCGTTTGGGGCTATTCCATATCGCTCGAATACAGCTAAATGGTTGCGCATAATCTCAGGCGTAAGCTCTTTGTAAGCATAAGCGAGAGGCTCTGATGCATTATCCGGCACAACCGACGCAGGCGCGGCAGCATAAACAGGAATAACGTCCGCTTGCTCTTTATTGCTTTCATCCGTTAAAGCCCAGAATAATTTCCCGGCCGGATGTTTGAAAATATAAGCAACTGGCTCTGCTTCCAGCGATGCCAGTGCAATTCGTGCCAGTTCTTCCGCTTCTTCTGCTGGCAGTACAACGTTGCTACCAGGTCCGTATGTTTCGCGCCACTGCTTGATTGTCAGTAGTCGCTCTTTGGTAATAGTGGTCATCTCACTCTCCTTTGATGCGAATGCCAGTAGCGCGGATTGCATCGATGACTTCAGAAACTTTGTATGCCATTACCGTTTGGTAATCCTCGTGAAAATCTGTTCGATGAAGCATGCTGCTACGTTCCGGGAGCAGTATTTCCCGCTCCTCCAGTTCTGCTATGCGCTTCTCTGCGGATTCCAGCTTCTCGCGCATATCGTCAACGTACTCGACCAGAGAACCGCCAGCAGGAATTTCGCACTCCTCGACCAGTTGGAAGTAGATATCAGCTGCGGCCCGTGTGTTGCTATACCTAGCGTCGCCCATCTCACCTTCACGAAGAGCATCGCGTTCGGCGGTAAGATTGGCTATTTTGCTGTCTTTGCCTTCCAGCTCAACGCGCAGCTTCCCTACCGTTAGCGCAATATCCTCGTTCTCCTGGTCGCGGGATTTGATGTATTGCTGGTTCCTTTCCCGTTCATCCAGTAGTGCCAAAGCAATCTTTGGATTAAAGGCAGCAATAAATTCAGCGTTGTTTTTCAGAACGTGTTGCGCAATGGCCTGACTACTTAGTCGGACCTCATAACCACGTGCGCCACGGTGTGGTTTATATGAGTCCCAGTCTCCCCACGTTGCCTTCTCTGCCGCCTCACGCAGTGCCTGATAGTCAATCTTGCTCACTGGTTGTCTCCTTTGCTTGGCCTTCTAACTTCTGAGTGGTTGTATCAAACTCAAACAACTTAACCACGTCATCAAACAGGACATAATCGCCATCAGAATCTTCAGTCATGTCAGCGCCACAATCCTGACCGAACGAGTCACAACCATCCATATCAAGCTCGTATCGCTTCAGGTTTGCGATATTTGATAAATTCAGCGCCAGTACAGCCAGGTCATAAACCTCGTCAGCGGTATACCCTGCACCATGTCCATACATTTCAATGCGGGATATGATTTCTTCTAACCGTTGTTTTGTGATTGTCATTTTTGCTCACCACTCTGTTCTTCCAGAAAAATACGCATAGCCTCAAGCATCTCTTCGGTGTCATACGGTGACAACTTGTCACGCAGGATGTGTTCAATGCTGTTAATGAACTTGCGGATTGCTTTGCGTTCAATTTCAGCCAGGAAAGCGTCGGTGGCTGGGGTTTCAGTAACATCATCTTCCCATTCGCTAAACTCCTCACGACAAAAGTCATTAAATTCCTTCTCAGATTGCTTAAGTGAGGTATTTTCAGCAGCCATCTTCGCGCATTTAGCCTCAAGGTTATCAATCGTGATTCCAGCAGAACGACACTCCCGCAACGCCGTTTCCAGTTTTGATTCAAGTTCACCGAACTTACGCACCAGATATTCAGTGTTTGTTTCGTTCACCTTTAAATCTCGGGGGATGCATTTACCTTTCAGAAAACCATCCATCTCAATTAGTGACATTTGTTTCATTTCTTCCCACTCCGCCACATCGCATTCAGATATTTGTTTTGATTCACTGAAGGAAAAGAATTTCTTTTAAGCAATTCCTCTCTCGATGGCATTGGCTTTACGCGTTGGCGAATAATCATTTCTGCCGGAAGAATGCCGGGATTGTATGCAAGTCTTCTCATGATTAATTCCTCTTTGTTAATTTATTTGTATGCCTGCTCTTTCTTCATCGAGTTTTTTTAGCTTGTATCGCATAGCTCTTACTGAATAAATTGAGCGGCAGGTTGCAATTGCTATTTCTTCTGCGGAGAACTTACCGAAAAGTGATACTTCGGCTCTTGTCCATCGTCTTCCACGAAGTCGGCTAACAATGTCAGCGCCAATCCTTGTTGCTTTCGCCATTACTGCTTTTTCAGTCCTTTCCAGTTTTTCAGCGATAACTTCAACTGGCATTGTCGCCGCTACTTCGCGTAAGAAATCGACTTCCCATTTCTCCCATGGAGTCTTTTTCATAGGCGATACCGTTATTTGATAAGAAGTGAAGGTTTCCCAACCTTGAGTTGAGCGCCTGGGATATTTATTCCTGCTTTTAGTTGGTGCTTGATTGCCAACTTGTCGGGTTTAATTGTCGTTTCGAACTCAACGTATTCAGGAGGAAGGGCGCTTGAGTCGAAGATTTCTACAGTTTCTGACGATTTGCGGATTGTTACCTGGTGAATACCTGCTCGAATCTTTTTCTTGCCAACCATTTCAAGCGATGACGCTATATACGCCATAATGCTGTTAATCTTATTTTGAATTACTGCGGCTCGCTCATTTAGTGACTTTGCCTCTTCCTTGAGGCGTTCAGCATAACCAGTTTCATTTTTAATGACGGAAAGAAGTTGCTCTATTTTATCGGTAAATTCTCCTTCCATGCCTTCTATTGTGTCAGCAATCATCTCTGGTTCTAAATCTGAATCCATCAATTTTGCGTATTCATTGGCAATTTCATACAGTTTGCTCACTGGCAACCTCCAGTTTCGCTTTGCATTCTATGTAAATGGCTTGTACGTTCTGCTGCAATTTCATTCCAGATGTCAGGCGATATGCTTCTGCAAAATATCGCTTCAAATCATCCATGTTTTCTGCCTGAGCCATTTCATCGCAAAGAAGTTGTGCTTTATCCATTATTTCCTGCTGGCGTTTCCGTTCATCTTCGCGGATATCTTCCTCTGATTTGTGCGGCATAACTGGTTCCTGATGCATACCTTCATCTTCGTTAAGCAGGTGAATGGCATTATCCAGTCGCTGGGCTTTAGGCCAGTATTTGCTGGCGCGTTTAATTATTGTTTTACGCGCCATCTCTTCCCAGAATGTTTTCCACGGTCCATTCTTTGCCTTGCTCGTTGCTTCCACAGCTTTAATTTCTGCCAGACTCATTTCTTCAGTCAGGTAGTCACCATCTGCTGTTTTAACCGTGCAATAACCTCCAACAATAGAGCCTCGCTCACCAAATGCGTTGTATTTGTGGGTTGGTGCTGAATCAAGGCCATTTGATTCATAGGTGTCGTTTGAGTACACCAGTTTGCATTGCCCCCACTTAATTGATCCTGTCGATTGCGCAAGATGAAGTAATCCCATGTAACTGATATCAAGGCACACCATGCCGTCGCGAGGAACCAGATAAGCCAGTTTGCTGGCCGGGTTTAAGGTGATGCCGATCGCCGCAACATTGATGATGGCGTTCTGTGCGCTGGTTGGATTTGCCAGTGCCGTTTTAGCCAGGTAATCATTTTTCTGGAAATACTGAATTGCAAACTGGCTTTCCTTAGCCCATGTCACCGTCTGTTCAGTCAATGCTCCGCAGAATAACTGCTCTTGCTGTTTAACGAATTCAACGATATTGCTCATGCAGCTTCTCCATAAATATGTCTGCGTTTGAATATTGCGAAGGCATATTCAGCCTTAACTCTTTCGGTTATTGCATCCCAGAACCATTCAGCGGCTTTTTCCTGATAGTTACAGTCATCATCTTCCAGCCAGTCGATAGCGTCCTTAGTGTGTTCATCTGGCTTATATGAGCGAAGCATTTCGCTTATTGGGTCGCAACGTTTGCAGAGGCGATCAACTTCACTGTTGATTCGTTCGTAATCTTCATCAGTAAAACTTGCGATTATTTGCGATATTTCACGCTTATCATTCAGAGTCAGAATCATCATCTTTCTCCTGTTCTTTGTGCTGATTGAGCATTTTGTTCATCTGACGAATGAATTCTTCGTCTGACCAGTTATCTGTAAAACTCATGGACGGCCTTGTTGTTTCAAAATATCCCAAAGCTTTTCGAGCAAACTTTTCATTCTTGGTTGTTTAAAGTCTGCTCCGGTTAAAATATTTTTTCGTGAATGCTGTACCGATAAAATCGGGTTGAAAGGGCGGGTAATGCTGCCAACTTACTGATTTAGTGTATGATGGTGATTTTAAGGTGCTTGCGTGGCTTCCATTTCCATCAGATGTCCTTCCTGCTCCGCTACTGAAGGCGTGGTGCGTAACGGCAAAAGCACTGCCGGACATCAGCGCTATCTCTGCTCTCATTGCCGTAAAACATGGCAACTACAGTTCACTTACACCGCCTCTCAGCCCGGTACGCACCAGAAAATCATTGATATGGCCATGAATGGCGTCGGATGTCGCGCCAGTGCACGCATTATGGGCGTTGGCCTCAACACGGTTTTACGTCACTTAAAAAACTCAGGCCGCAGTCGGTAACCTCGCGCATACAACCGGGCAGTGATGTGATTGTCTGCGCTGAAATGGACGAACATTGGGGCTACGTCGGTGCTAAATCACGTCAGCGCTGGCTGTTTTACGCGTATGACAGGATACGGAGGACGGTTGTGGCGCACGTCTTCGGTGAACGCACTCTGGCCACACTGGAGCGTCTTCTGAGCCTGCTGTCGGCCTTTGAGGTCGTGGTATGGATGACGGATGGCTGGCCGCTGTATGAATCACGCCTGAAGGGAAAGCTGCACGTTATCAGCAAGCGTTACACTCAGCGCATTGAGCGACATAATCTGAATCTGAGACAACATCTGGCAAGGCTGGTACGGAAGTCACTGTCGTTCTCAAAATCGGTGGAGCTGCATGACAAGGTCATCGGGCATTATCTGAACATAAAACACTATCAGTAAGTTGGAGTCATTACCGAAAGGGCGAACCGATGCCGCCCCTGCAATAGCGAACTGTTGCATAGGATGCTCCTTCTGTTTGATTGCATAACGAAAACGCCTCGAGTGAAGCGTTATTGGTATGCATATAAAAAGGCCCTCACATTGGAGGGCAAAGAAGATTTCCAATAATCAGAACAAGTCGGCTCCTGTTTAGTTACGAGCGACATTGCTCCGTGTATTCACTCGTTGGAATGAATACACAGTGCAGTGTTTATTCTGTTATTTATGCCAAAAATAAAGGCCACTATCAGGCAGCTTTGTTGTTCTGTTAACCAAGTTCTCTGGCAATCATTGCCGTCGTTCGTATTGCCCATTTATCGACATATTTCCCATCTTCCATTACAGGAAACATTTCTTCAGGCTTAACCATGCATTCCGATTGCAGCTTGCATCCATTGCATCGCTTGAATTGTCCACACCATTGATTCTTATCAATAGTCGTAGTCATACGGATAGTCCTGGTACTGTTCCATTACATCCTGCGGATGCTCTTCGAACTCTTCAAATTCTTCTTCCATATATCACCTTAAATAGTGGATTGCGGTAGTAAAGATTGTGCCTGTCTTTTAACCACATCAGGCTCGGTGGTTCTCGTGTACCCCTACAGCGAGAAATCGGATAAACTATTACAACCCCTACAGTTTGATGAGTATAGAAATGGATCCACTCGTTATTCTCGGACGAGTGTTCAGTAATGAACCTCTGGAGAGAACCATGTATATGATCGTTATCTGGGTTGGACTTCTGCTTTTAAGCCCAGATAACTGGCCTGAATATGTTAATGAGAGAATCGGTATTCCTCATGTGTGGCATGTTTTCGTTTTTGCTCTTGCATTTTCGCTAGCAATTAATGTGCATCGATTATCAGCTATTGCCAGCGCCAGATATAAGCGATTTAAGCTAAGAAAACGCATTAAGATGCAAAACGATAAAGTGCGATCAGTAATTCAAAACCTTACAGAAGAGCAATCTATGGTTTTGTGCGCAGCCCTTAATGAAGGCAGGAAGTATGTGGTTACATCAAAACAATTCCCATACATTAGTGAGTTGATTGAGCTTGGTGTGTTGAACAAAACTTTTTCCCGATGGAACGGGAAGCATATATTATTCCCTATTGAGGATATTTACTGGACTGAATTAGTTGCCAGCTATGATCCATATAATATTGAGATAAAGCCAAGGCCAATATCTAAGTAACTAGGTAAGAGGAATCGATTTTCCCTTAATTTTCTGGCGTCCACTGCATGTTATGCCGCGTTCGCCAGGCTTGCTGTACCATGTGCGCTGATTCTTGCGCTCAATACGTTGCAGGTTGCTTTCAATCTGTTCGTGGTATTCAGCCAGCACCGTAAGGTCTATCGGATTCAGTGCGCTTTCTACTCGTGATTTCGGTTTGCGATTCAGCGAGAGAATAGGGCGGTTAACTGGTTTTGCGCTTACCCCAACCAACAGGGGATTTGCTGCTTTCCATTGAGCCTGTTTCTCTGCGCGACGTTCGCGGCGGCGTGTTTGTGCATCCATCTGGATTCTCCTGTCAGTTAGCTTTGAGTAACGCGCCGTGATGCTTATCTCCACGGTTGCTGTCTTGCAGCTGCATTTCGCGCTACTCAAAGCTTTCTGCTTTGAATGCTGCCCTTCTTCAGGGCTAAATTTTTAAGAGCCTCACCTTCAATGGTGGTTAGTGCGTCCTGCTGATGGCTTAAAATTACAAGAAAGATTGTGTGCTGCAAACAAGAAATATTGTAAAAATAGGCATGAAAAACAAACTCCATTGTTTTTAAACGGAAAATAGTTTGTTTTTTGGCTGTCGAAATCGAGGTGAGGATTACTGGTTGCAGGTTCCGACTACATCACCAACAAAGGATTTGGTTGATGTAAGTTGTTGCATACCTGGGATGTTCATTACTTTGGAGTAAAGAGCTTTTTTGTCTGTAGTGATTGACCAAGTTTCAACGGTTATTCCTCCTCCAGACTGGTATTCTCCTACCATAGTGTTCGATGACAAAGCAGTGTATTTCATCTCTGGATAGACGCCAGAAACTGATTCATAAACTGATGATTTATCGCCATTTATTGTTACGTGGAAAACGGAATCTTCCGTGCTGTCTTTTGTAAACTCGTAACGATCGCCATTCATTGACCCGTACCCGTGCAGGTTTGTGACAATCCAGCATTCAGAATTGGCGCTGGTAGTTAAGAGTATTGAGAGTAGCGCCGCAATCCTGATCATACGAATTTTACCCTCGCTTCCACGACAACACCGATAATCTTGCAGTTCCCGTTGATAGGAGTCATAGGCCATGAAGGGTTCAGGCCTTTCAGGTACTTCTGCCCGCCATCTATAACCAGTTTCTTGAATGTTGCTTCGTTCGCGTCAGTCAGTTTGGCTACAACAAGGCTTCCATTCACTGGCTCGCGTCCAGTATCTACTAACACCATATGACCTTCAGGGATGCTTTGACCTACAGGTGAGGTCATGGAATCACCTTCAACCTTCAGCCAGAATCCATCGCCTAATAAGTTAACGTCACTGTCATACCATTCATCAATGTCCTTGATATCGTAGGGTTCACAAGCTTCACACCACGAACCAGCTCTAACCATGCTAATCAATGGATATTTCCCTTTGGGCTCAACATGCCCAACAAATCTAACATTCGAATCAGAGGTGCCATTGAGCAGCCAGTCAACACTTACGCCAAGAGCTGACGCAAGTTCTGGTAAAAAGCGTGGTCGCTTAGTTTTACCGTTTTCGAGCTGCTCTATAGACTGCTGGGTAGTCCCCACCTTTTGAGCAAGTTCAGCCTGGTTAAGTCCAAGCTGAATTCTTTTGCTTTTTACCCTGGAAGAAATACTCATAAGTCACCTCTGTTATTTACCTCCAATCTTCACAAGAAAAACTGTATTTGACAAACAAGATACATTGTATGAAAATACAAGAAAGTTTGTTGGTGGGGGCGATATGCAAACTCTTTCTGAACGCCTCAAGAAGAGGCGAATTGCGTTAAAAATGACGCAAACCGAACTGGCAACCAAAGCCGGTGTTAAACAGCAATCAATTCAACTGATTGAAGCTGGAGTAACCAAGCGACCGCGCTTCTTGTTTGAGATTGCTATGGCGCTTAACTGTGATCCGGTTTGGTTACAGTACGGAACTAAACGCGGAAAAGCCGCTTAAGACATTCCCGCTCTTACACATCCCAGCCCTGAAAAAGGGCATCAAATTAAACCACACCTATGGTGTATAATGCCAGTCAGTTAAGCAACTGACTGGCTCTTTTTCGGGGCTGTGGGGTATTTCCAGGGCCTCTCCTTTACCACTCTCGGGAAGGCCCTTCCCCTTCTCGTCGGTAATTTCACAAGTTGTCCCATACTTGCAAGATCGCGCATCAGCTCCGGTATACGTCCCGGTGAAGCGCCCTGCAATGTCATCAGCATTCTCATCACCATTCCGCATGATTCTGAGAAACTCAGTTGATTCGGCCAGTAACCTTTCAGATGTTCCGCCATTTTAATCATCTGATATCTCACCAGATTATAAGCCAGTAAGACACCCCACAGCTCTTGCTCCACAAGCTCCGGCTTTTTACTTCTCAGCGTCAGCCTGCTCAGTTGCATCGTCTGTTTTATCTCCCTGTATCCCAGTTCGATTTCCCAGCGATTACTGTACAGATCCGCCATTTCTCCTCCGGGGAAGCGCATGGCGTCCGTCATCGACGTCAGCAGATGGCAGACTTTTCCTTTGCGCGTCACGGTCAGCAGGCGGGCTGTCACTTCATTTCCCAGTCCCGGCCACTTTTTTCGTGCCTGCGGGCTGGTTTTCAGCTTCACCAGATGATCGCCTTTACCCAGTTTTCTGAGCTCTTCATATTGCGCTCCCTTTCTGAGAGGTATCATCCAGTGGCGGTGTTCTCCCGCCAGGCTCCAGCCATTTAACAGTCCCAGTGAGTAATAACCTTTATCCATTAACGTCAGAGTGTTATCGCCGGTTTGTTCTATAAGTTGCTCAGCAAGCTCATTTTCGCTGTTCTTCATCGTGCCGAAGGCTGCAGCCGTCAGCAGATGGCTGGTCAGTTCCATCTGGCAGACCATTTTGACCTGCGGGTAGAGCGCCGGGTTCCCGGCATGTGTCTGGCGGGGGAAGGCTGCATCGTTCTCTGGTGTATCCGGTGTGCGCCAGAACACACCATCGATGGCCAGCAGGGTCAGGCCGCACCAGTGCGGATGCGGCGTGGCGTTATGCCAGAGCTGCGCTGTTTTCGTGAACACGCGGCGGACAGCCTCACTTCTCAGGCGCTGGCGGGCCTGAATAACGGCACTGGGGGCAACGAAGGGGCGATTGCCCGGCAGCATGATGTCCAGGCGATTCACAATCTGGTGAAGAGGTTCTTTACGCTCAAGCGCCATGCCAACAATACACCAGACCATCATTTCGAGGGGAAGACGGCGCTTGCGTAGCGTTACAGTACCTGATTCGGCAAGGCAACGAGAGATGAGTTCGGGGTCGAGGTAATCCCCCAGAGAAGTCAGTGGGTTACGCAGAGAATCGTAACGGGATACCAGATCAAGAGCCTGTCCAATGTGCATAAAAAAATCCGGAAACAAGTGAGCGTTTCCGGATTCTTACACAGCCACTGGATCGGTCAACTGATCCTTAACTGATCGGCATTACACCTATGGTGTATGCATTTATTTGCATACATTCAATCAATTGTTATCTAAGGAAATACTTACATATGCAACTTACAAGTACTCGCAAGAAAGCGAATGCAATTACAAGCAACATCCTGAATCGAATTGCTGTACGTGGTCAGCGAAAGGTTGCCGACGCGTTAGGGGTTAATGAATCGCAAATTTCGCGATGGAAAGACAGCTTCATCCCCAAAATGGGAATGCTTCTGGCTGTTCTTGAATGGGGTGTTGAAGACGAGGAGTTGGCGGAACTGGCTAAGCAAGTAGCCAGAATGCTGACAAAAGAAAAAGCCCCGAAGAACGGCGAATTCTTCGAGGCCTAATGTAGAAAGACTGGATCAATCCACGGGAGTAATTATGACAAAACGTCGTAAGAAATACCAGGAAAAAGAAGAGATTCGACACCCTGATTCACCTGAGGGATTAGTGGTAGCCGCAGCAAATAACAGGGCGTTCGCAGAGCGCCTTGTTGGTGTTTACAGACTAGCCAAAGCAGGAGTGAAACATGGGCGTCGTTAAGTTAGCTGATTACAGGCATAACCCTGTACAACATCAGGAGGCATCCAGTATGGGGTATGTCTCTATACACCGCCAGTTTATGGACAGCAGGCTCTATAAGGACTCTCAGGCAGTACATCTTTGGCTTCACTTAATCCTCAAGGCTAATCACGAATCTACTGTCGTCAATACGGATATCGGTCCGATAACTGTTGATCGCGGTCAGATGATAACTGGACGCCCGTCGCTGGTCAGAGAAACATTCATCCCCGACAACAAAGTTCGGAGCTTATTACGGACTTTTGAGTCGAAAGGGATGCTTAATATTTGCTCGATGGGGAAGAAATTTAGCCTGTTTACAATCGTTAAATATGACGATTTTCAGGCAAAAAATTGTCCAACGGTTGTCCAACGGTTGTCCATAAACAATAATATAAATAATATCTCTAATACTGACGTATTAGAGAGTGCCACAGCAGACAAAAAGTCTAACAAGAAAAAACCTTCCGTCAGCTGTCAGGATGTTGTCGATGCTTACCACGAAATCCTTCCTGAAGCGCCAAGAATCCGCGCACTGAATGACAAGCGTAAAAACCAGATCCGAACGTTCTGGCGCAAAGCCGGAGTGATAACCCGCCAGCTTGACGGACATGGGTTCACGATGCAGGACTGGAGAAATTATTTGAGCTACGTAGGCGAAAATTGTCGATGGATGTTCGAAGAGCGTCCAAACCATCAACGCGGAACTGTCTGGCACAAAAAGGGATTTGATTTCCTGCTTAACGATAATACCTACCTGAAAGTTCGTGAGGGTGAACACGATGACCGATAATTTTTATGCGCCGCCCCATAGCATCGAGGCAGAGCAGGCGGTGATTGGTGGATTGCTTCTGGATGATGACAGCAGTGAGCGCGTCCAGAAAGTTCTGGCGATGCTGAAGCCTGATTCATTTTACAGCCGACCACACAAAATCATTTTCGAAGAAATAACCAGAATGCACCGTGAGCAAAAGCCAGTAGATGGCCTGACGCTTTTCGATGAACTGGAGCGTAAATCGTTAACGGCTTCTGTTGGCGGTTTTGCTTATATCGCTGAGATCGCAAAGAACACGCCAAGCGCAGCAAATATCGTTGCCTATGCAATGCAGGTTCGTGAAACCGCAATGGAACGCTACGCCATCAACCGCATGACTGAAGCGACGGAATTGCTCTATTCCCGCAACGGAATGACTGCAACGCAGAAGTACGAAGCTATTCAGGCGATTTTCACGCAACTGACAGACCATGCAAAAACCGGATCGCGTCGCGGCCTTCGCTCATTTGGTGAGGTCATGGAAGACTGGGTTAGCGACCTTGAGAAGCGATTTGACCCGTCAGGTGAACAACGAGGAATGAGCACAGGGATCCCATCGCTGGACAGGATGCTGTCACCGAAAGGTCTGGTGAAAGGCTCTCTGTTTGTCATTGGCGCTCGCCCTAAGATGGGGAAAACGACGCTATACAGCCAGATGGCAATCAACTGCGCAGTGCATGAGAAAAAGCCCGCTCTTATGTTCAGCCTTGAAATGCCAGGTGACCAGATACTGGAAAAACTGGTAGGGCAGAAGTCTGGTGTTAACCCGAATATTTTTTACCTTCCGGCGACAAATGACGCTGATGACGGCTATCAGGGTGATTACGATGGTGACTTCAACAGGGCGATCGAAACAGCCAATCGCTTGAGTGAAATCGACCTGCTTTACATCGACGACACGCCGGGATTATCTCTGGCTCAAATCGTCAGCGAAAGCCGTCGAATCAAGCGAGAAAAAGGATGTGTTGGCATGATTCTGGTCGATTACCTGACACTAATGACCGCTGAGAAGGCCGATCGCAACGACCTTGCTTACGGCATGATCACCAAAGGACTGAAGAACCTTGCCAAAGAGCTTGATTGCGTTGTTGTGCTTCTGACACAGCTTAACCGCGCACTGGAAAGCCGAACCAATAAACGCCCATTACCAAGTGACTCACGAGATACAGGGCAGATTGAACAGGATTGCGATTATTGGGTTGGGATCCATCGGGAAGGTGCTTTTGATGACAGCGTTCCTCCTGGTGAAACCGAACTAATCCTTCGTCTCAATCGTCATGGCAATACCGGCACGGTGTATTGCATTCAGGCAAATGGCGCTATTTATGACACAGACCAACAGTCTGCTGAAATGCGCCGCCGTGAACGCGAGGAACCGCAGTCCAAGAAGAAAGGAGGATTCTGATGACCATCTACATCACTGAGCTTGTAACAGGCCTGCTGGTAATAGCAGGCCTTTTTATTTGGGGGAGAGGGAAGTCATGAAAAAACTAACCTTTGAAATTCGATCTCCAGCACATCAGCAAAACGCTATTCACGCAGTACAGCAAATCCTTCCAGACCCAACCAAACCAATCGTAGTAACCATTCAGGAACGCAACCGCAGCTTAGACCAAAATCGGAAGCTTTGGGCTTGCCTTGGTGACGTCTCTCGTCAGGTTGAATGGCATGGTCGCTGGCTGGATGCAGAAAGCTGGAAGTGTGTGTTTACCGCAGCATTAAAGCAGCAGGACGTTGTTCCTAACCTTGCCGGGAATGGCTTTGTGGTAATAGGCCAGTCAACCAGCAGGATGCGTGTAAGCGAATTTGCGGAGCTATTAGAGCTTATACAGGCATTCGGTACAGAGCGTGGCGTTAAGTGGTCAGACGAAGCGCGACTGGCTCTGGAGTGGAAAGCAAGATGGGGAGACAGGGCGGCATGAGACGACAGCGACGAAGCATCACCGACATAATCTGCGAAAACTGCAAATACCTTCCAACGAAACGCTCCAGAAATAAACGCAAGCCAATCCCAAAAGAATCTGACGTAAAAACCTTCAACTACACGGCTCACCTGTGGGATATCCGGTGGCTAAGACATCGTGCGAGGAAATGACAATGCTTTTAATTCAACCTGGATTTGGACTTAGCATCAAAAAAGGCCACATGTTTGGCGAGAAAGAGTCACAACGAAAAATGGTGTCTATCCGGTTGCCATTTATCAGTATTTATTGGCTAAACAGGGAGGCAACAAATTATTGGTATACATGCGCCAGAGCAGCATTTAACGACCCTGACTGGTTTGTGAAAAACCACCACGCAGTTCGTCAGGCAAAGAGAAAGGCCAACCTGACATACATAAAGGCGTATCAAAAAGCATGGAAAGAACACCGCGATCGATACCAACAAGACATGGAAAAGCTTGAATCAGAAAACATGGAATTAAGACGAAAGCTCGGTGAAGCAAAACGAGACATTGATGCTTACAAGCGACTTTTTAATGGTGAAAGCCATGCTTAGCCCATCCCAATCCATTCAATACCAGAAAGAAAGCGTCGAGCGGGCTTTAACGTGCGCTAACTGCGGTCAGAAGCTGCATGTGCTGGAAGTTCACGTGTGTGAGCACTGCTGTACAGAACTGATGAGCGATCCGAATAGCTCAATGTACGAGGAAGAAGACGATGAATGAGTTAATAAATGGCAATGTCATCAAAATGACAAGCATTGAAATCGCTGAGTTGGTGGGTAAGCGTCATGACAATGTGAAACGTACCATCGAAACGCTGGCTAAAAATGGTGTTATCCGGCTTCCTCAAATTGAGGATTGTGGAAGAATCAATGGGTTAGGCTTAAATCAAAGTTTTTGTGTGTATGTATTCGAAGGCGAACAAGGAAAGCGAGACAGTATTGTCGTTGTAGCCCAGTTGTCGCCGGAATTCACCGCTCGTCTTGTTGACCGTTGGCGAGAGCTTGAAGAATCTGCGGTTAATATCCCAAAAACGCTACCAGAAGCGTTGCGCCTTGCTGCTGACCTTGCTGAGCAGAAAATGCAACTGGAAAACCAGCTCGCAATTGCCGCACCTAAAGTTGAGTTTGCCGATCGCGTTGGCGAGGCCAGCGGAATTTTGATTGGAAACTTTGCAAAGGTTGTCGGTATTGGTCCAAACAAACTGTTTGCGTGGATGCGCGATCACAAAATCCTTATTGCTTCAGGTACCCGGCGCAATGTGCCAATGCAGGAATATATGGATCGCGGCTATTTCACAGTGAAAGAAACAGCGGTCAACACAAATCACGGAATACAGATATCGTTCACCACAAAAATCACCGGGCGTGGTCAACAGTGGCTGACCAGAAAGCTGCTCGATAACGGAATGCTGAAAGTAACAGGGGAGGCTGCTTAATGGCTAATCTACGCAAAGAAGCACGCGGCAGAGAATGCCAGGTACGTATTTACGGCGTATGCAATGGTAATCCTGAAACTACAGTTCTGGCACATTACCGGATGGCTGGAATTTGCGGAACGGGAATGAAGCCTGACGACATGATCGGCGCATGGGCTTGTAGCGCGTGTCACGATGAAATCGACCGACGCACCCATAATATCGACAACAAAGACGCCAGACTTTACCACCTCGAAGGCGTAATCAGGACGCAGGCGGTATTGCTGAAGGAGGGGAAGGTTAAGTCATGAATGAATATCGGTTTGTGCTTCCATACCCGCCGTCGGTGAATACCTACTGGCGAAGACGGGGAAGCCAATATTACATCAGCGATAAAGGTCAGAAATACCGAAAAGACGTTCAGCAAATCATCCGCCAACTTAAGTTAGACATTTTCACCAAATCACGACTCCGCATCAAAGTCATCGCAGACGTTCCAGACTCCCGCCGCCGCGACCTCGATAACATCCTGAAAGGTTTACTCGACTCCCTTATCCACGCCGGATTTGCGGAAGACGACGAGCAATTCGATGACATTCGCGTAATTCGTGGTGTGAAAGTACCAGGCGGACGGCTTGGAATAAAAATCACCGAACTGGAGAACGTATGAACGCCACAATTCAAACGATACCAGAGCTTCTTATCCAGACACGAGGCAATCAGACCGAAGTGGCGAGGATGCTTTCCTGTGCAAGAGGAACAGTGCTCAAGTACAACCGAGACAGCAAAGGTGAGCGTCACGTAATAGTTAACGGCGTCCTGATGGTCAAACAGGGCAAGAGGGGTAGACCATGAGACTCGAAAGTGTAGCTAAATTTCATTCGCCAAAAAGCCCGATGATGAGCGACTCACCACGGGCTACGGCTTCTGACTCTCTTTCCGGTACTGATGTGATGGCTGCTATGGGGATGGCGCAATCACAAGCCGGATTCGGAATGGCTGCATTCTGTGGTAAGCACGAACTCAGCCAGAACGACAAACAAAAGGCTATCAACTATCTGATGCAATTTGCACACAAGGTATCGGGGAAATACCGTGGTGTGGCAAAGCTCGAAGGAAATACTAAGGCAAAGGTACTGCAAGTGCTCGCAACATTCGCTTATGCGGATTATTGCCGTAGTGCCGCGACGCCTGGCGCAAGATGCAGAGATTGTCACGGTACAGGCCGTGCGGTTGATATAGCAAAAACAGAGCAGTGGGGGAGAGTTGTTGAGAAAGAATGCGGAAGATGCAAAGGTGTCGGCTATTCAAGGATGCCAGCAAGCGCCGCATATCGCGCTGTGACGATGCTAATCCCAAATCTTACCCAACCCACCTGGTCACGCACTGTTAAGCCGCTGTATGACGCTCTGGTGGTGCAATGCCACAAAGAAGAGTCAATCGCAGACAACATTTTGAATGCGGTCACACGTTAGCAGCATGATTGCCACGGATGGCAACATATTAACGGCATGATATTGACTTTTTGAATAAAGTTGGGTAAATTTGACCCAACGATGGGTTAATTCGCTCGTTGTGGTAGTGAGATGAAAAGAGGCGGCGCTTACTACCGATTCCGCCTAGTTGGTCACTTCGACGTATCGTCTGGAACTCCAACCATCGCAGGCTGAGAGGTCTGCAAAATGCAATCCCGAAACAGTTCGCAGGTAATAGTTAGAGCCTGCATAACGGTTTCGGGATTTTTTATATCTGTGTAACAGGTAAGAGCATTCTCCCTTATGGGGCTTGGCTTAAATGCACCGAGTGCTCTTTCCGTTGTGCTGAATTAAGCGAATACCGGAAGCAGAACCGGATCAACAAATGCGTACAGGCGTCATCGCCGCCCAGCAACAGCACAACCCAAACTGAGCCGTAGCCACTGGCTATCCTGAATTCATCAGTAATAGTTACGCTGCGGCCTTCTACACATGACCTTCGTGAAAGCGGGTGGCAAGAGGTTGCGCTAACAACCTCCTGCCGTTTTGCCCGTGCATATCGGTCACGAACAAATCTGATTACTAAACACAGTAGCCTGGATTTGTTCTATCAGTAATCGACCTTATTCCTAATTAAATAGAGCAAATCCCCTTATTGGGGGTAAGACATGAAGATGCCAGAAAAACATGACCTGTTAGCCGCCATTCTCGCGGCAAAGGAACAAGGCATCGGGGCAATCCTTGCGTTTGCAATGGCGTACCTTCGCGGCAGATATAATGGCGGTGCGTTTACAAAAACAGTAATCGACGCAACGATGTGCGCCATTATCGCCTGGTTCATTCGTGACCTTCTCGACTTCGCCGGACTAAGTAGCAATCTCGCTTATATAACGAGCGTGTTCATCGGCTACATCGGTACTGACTCGATTGGTTCGCTTATCAAACGCTTCGCTGCTAAAAAAGCCGGAGTAGAAGATGGTGGAAATCAATAATCAACGTAAGGCGTTCCTCGATATGCTGGCGTGGTCAGAGGGAACTGATAACGGACGTCAGAAAACCAGAAATCATGGTTATGACGTCATTGTTGGCGGAGAGCTATTTACCGATTACTCCGATCACCCTCGCAAACTTGTCACGCTAAACCCAAAACTCAAATCAACAGCAGCAGGACGTTACCAGCTTCTTTCCCGTTGGTGGGATGCCTATCGTAAGCAGCTTGGCCTGAAAGACTTCTCTCCCAAAAGCCAAGACGCTGTTGCGCTGCAGCAGATTAAGGAACGTGGCGCTTTGGCCGATGATTGATCGCGGTGATATCCGTCAGGCAATCGACCGTTGCAGCAATATCTGGGCTTCACTGCCGGGTGCTGGTTATGGTCAGTTCGAGCATAAGGCTGACAGCCTGATTGCAAAATTCAAAGAAGCAGGCGGAACGGTCAGAGAGATTGAGGTATGAGCAGAGTAACCGCGATTATCTCCGCTCTGGTTATCTGCATCATCGTCTGTCTGTCATGGGCGGTTAATCATTACCGTGATAACGCCATGACCTACAAAGAGCAGCGCGATAAGGCCGCATCCACAATCGCTGACATGCAGAAGCGTCAACGTGATGTAGCAGAACTTGACGCCAGATACACAAAGGAGCTTGCTGATGCTAACGCGACTATCGAAAGTCTCCGTGATGATGTTTCTGCTGGGCGTAAGCGGCTGCAAGTCGCCGCCTCATGTGCAAAGTCAAAGACCGGAGCCAGCGGCATGGGCGATGGAGAAAGCCCAGGACTTACAGCAGATGCTGAACTCAATTATTACCGTCTCCGAAGTGGAATCGACAAGATAACCGCGCAGGTTAACTACCTGCAGGAATACATCAGGACGCAATGCCTGAAATAATTTTTTTGCAAATCACAAAGTCCATTTAATGAGCCTCACGATGCGGGGCTTTTTGCAATAAATGCGTACCGCAACGCATGTTTTTTACACCGAACCTGCCCCTTTGGAATGGGCCTTTGAGGATACCAGTTAGTGCTGGCGAGCCTCGGTGGGCTGGTTTTCTGTGCGGCAAAGGTTCATTTCAAATGGTAGGTAAACGTTATGAATATCGTGCCACTTAATTACAAAGGTGAAATTGTCAGTTTCAACACTGATGGTTGGATCAACGTCACAGGTGTTGCTGAGAGATTTGGGAAACGCATTGATAACTGGATGAGTTTGGCAGAAACGCTTGAATACGTTCGTGCTTTAGACGAAGCGTTGACCGGGAAAGAATCTCAAATTTTACATCCCTCACAATCGAGGTATGTAAAAACCAGCAAGGCACGAAAGGACAGGGGTGGTGGTACGTGGCTACATCCAAAACTTTCAGTTGCATTTGCCCGTTGGTGTGATGCTCGTTTTGCTGTGTGGTGCGACCTGCACATTGATAGTCTGCTTCGCGGTGAACTGACTGAGCAGCAGAAATATGAGCAAGCATGTCGCATTCGCGATGACCGGAAATCAAAAGCCAGCAATGGGGCAAGAGAGATGGCTCGCTGGCGATGGGATAAGCCGGTTATTGAAGCAAATGTCGAGTACTGGCGCGAGCAACTGCAGTTGACTCTCGATATCGCTTGCTGATGGCAAACGCAAAACTGCGTTATCGGAAAAATCAAAGCATTACGAGAACTGAGCAACAGCTATCCATTACAAAGCCCATCAATGGGTGAGCTTGATAATGAAACCGGAATTTATTCTGGGCAACCAGTTACGGCAGTACCGCGAAACAACCCAAGCCAGTAAGTGGGGAAATAACACTGGCAGCCACTGAAAGATGAACCTCCTGCCTTATGGCAAAAAAGATTCTTTGTGGTGGCGGACTGATGGAAAGACATCCTAATTTCAGCCAAACATTGAAGAAGTTGTTATGTCAGCAGAAGGTTTCAATAACCCATCAAAATTCCGGGATGAGTGGGATAGCAGCGTAAAGAGTAAGTGATGCCATCACAAAAGCCATTCCCTACAGAGTGGCTTTGATAATGGCTTATACCCTACACGGGATATCTTAACTGATATCCCTTTTAACGGATAAATGAGGTAGCCTGAGTTTAACGGACACTCCTTCCTGAAATAGAATGGCATCAGAAGGAGCTAATAATGAGCAGAAAAACCCAACGTTACTCTAAAGAGTTCAAAGCCGAAGCTGTCAGAACGGTTCTTGAAAATCAACTTTCGATCAGTGAAGGCGCTTCCCGATTATCTCTTCCTGAAGGCACTTTAGGACAATGGGTTACCGCCGCCAGAAAAGGGCTCGGTACTCCTGGTTCCCGCACGGTGGCTGAACTGGAATCTGAAATTCTGCAACTGCGTAAGGCGTTAAATGAAGCTCGCCTTGAGCGAGATATATTAAAAAAAGCAACAGCGTATTTTGCACAGGAGTCGCTGAAAAATACGCGTTAATCGAACAATGGCGACAACAATTTCCCATTGAAGCGATGTGTCAGGTATTTGGTGTATCCAGGAGCGGTTATTACAACTGGGTACAGCATGAACCCTCAGACAGAAAACAAAGTGATGAGCGGCTAAAACTGGAGATTAAGGTGGCACATATCCGCACTCGCGAAACATATGGAACCCGGCGGCTCCAGACGGAGCTGGCAGAGAATGGCATCATCGTTGGTCGTGACCGACTGGCACGTCTTCGTAAGGAGCTGAGGCTACGCTGTAAGCAGAAACGCAAGTTCAGAGCGACTACGAACCCGAACCACAATCTGCCAGTTGCGCCAAATCTGCTGAACCAGACGTTCGCTCCTACAGCACCAAATCAGGTCTGGGTGGCGGACCTGACGTATGTTGCCACACAGGAGGGATGGTTGTACCTCGCTGGCATCAAAGATGTTTATACGTGCGAAATTGTCGGCTACGCCATGGGAGAGTGCATGACAAAAGAGCTGACAGGTAAAGCCCTGTTTATGGCGCTCAGGAGCCAGCGCCCACCTGCCGGGCTAATCCACCACTCTGATCGAGGTTCACAGTACTGCGCATACGATTACCGGGTCATACAGGAGCAGTCTGGTCTGAAAACATCAATGTCGCGTAAAGGTAACTGTTACGACAACGCTCCGATGGAAAGCTTCTGGGGAACGCTGAAAAATGAGAGCCTGAGCCACTATCGTTTTAATAACCGGGATGAAGCCATCTCAGTAATACGGGAATACATTGAGATTTTCTACAATCGTCAGCGTCGTCACTCTCGTCTGGGGAATATCTCCCCGGCAGCCTTCAGGGAAAAATATCATCAGATGGCTGCTTAAAAAAAGAACAAATGGTAGTGTCCGCTATTGCCAGTACACCTCAGGGTGTTTGTCCACACCAAACCTGCCTACCGAAGCGACGGAACAAAAACAGCAGCGGTAAGGAAGATGAGAACCGACAGCAACAAGGCATGGAAGGGAGCGTTAAAGCGGGCAGGCATTAGCAACTTCCGCTTCCATGACCTGAGGCATACCTGGGCAAGCTGGCTGGTTCAGTCCGGTGTCTCTCTTCTTGCGCTTAAAGAGATGGGAGGATGGGAAACTCTCGAAATGGTTCAAAGATACGCCCACCTTTCAGCCGGGCATCTCACCGAGCACGCGAGCAAAATCGATGCGATTATAAGTCGCAATGGCACAAATACGGCACAAGAGGAGAACGTAGTTTACTTAAATGCGAGGTAA